TGCCGCAAACGGAAACGTTACAGGCGTTTCACTTACAGGTGGTTCAGGCACTGGTGCAGTTGCAACTCTTGCCGTTAATGCAGGTTTGGTAACAGCAGTAACAGTTACAAATCCAGGTTCAGGTTATGCTGTTAATGATTCACTTTCAGCAACATCTTCAGGTGTAGGATCATTTACGATTGCCGTTCAAAAGATAACAGGTGTAGCAGCAAGCCAAAATGGCATGTATGTAGTAAACACAGTTGGCTCAACTGGGTCATCTGGTATTGGTTCAATCGCTACATTGGGTTCTGTTACAGCTGGTACAGGATACAATCCTGGTACTTACACAGGTGTAGAACTTCTTGGTGGTACAGGTACAGGAGCATTAGGAACAGTTGTTGTTGCTAGCGGTGGTACAGTATCTTCAGTATCTGTTACAACTCCAGGCACAGGATATACTGTAGGTGATGTACTAACAGCTCCTTCAGCAATCATTGGATATGCAGGTGGTCATGGATTCTCCGTACCAGTAGCTACAGTAACAACTTCGCCTTGGGTACTAGAACGTGCATTTGATTGTGTAGATAATAGCACAATTCCTGGCGCAGCTTGCTTTGTTGCAAACGGCACCACAAATGGTCAGCATGCATTTGTTCAAATGGTAGCACCTGTTACCCTTAATACAACTGCTTTGACATTTGTAAAGATGTTCTAATAGAATTTACAATAAGACGAGAATTGAAAGACCCACAGAAATGTGGGTTTTTCTTTTCCCAAGGTTAAACACATCTAAATATTCCAAATGAAATCATACCCACATCGTTCCGAGTTCAACAAAGTGGAATTTTAAATGACGATTAAGCTAACATTCAAAGAATATTTGGACTCAAAAGAAAAATTACGTGAAGCAGTATCAAAAACTCCTCAACGTACAGCAACATATAATGTGCGAAAATATTGCAAATTAATTGTTGGTGAATCCAAAGATTCCAAAGATCAAGTTGCATTAAAACCTACACATAGAATTGTTGTGGATTGGTTATACGAAGATATTGATAACCCTACAATTGTTAGCATTACGTTTGAAGGTGTTAAGGAAATCCTCCCAGATGATGAGTTCAATACGTATTGGGATGGTGTAAAATTAATGAAGTGGCTTAATCGCAACACAACAGAGGAACAAATCCCATAGACATAAATACCTTCTAAATCAATAGGAGTGTCTATCTTGGGCATATTTGACAATGTTGGTGATGTTCCAGGGCAATTATCCTCTGAAGCTCTTCAAATAACCTTAACGTTTTCTCCAGGTGTTCCAGCCGCAGGGCAAGGGACAATCTCTTGGAATGTTCCTGTTTCTGATGCTGTTGCTTCAGGTAGCACAGGAAATATTGCATATGCTGGTATGGTTATTGTTGTTTCAGACAAACCAGTTACTGGACATAATATCCCAAGAGATGGATTGACATTTACTCCTGATGCAACTTTTGACCCAGATAAATTTTCGGGAGATAGGATTGGTGGTGCTCGTGTTATTGCATACATCTATCAACCAGATGTAATTGCAAACAGTGGAACTCCAACAACTTCTGTTGTTATAAGCGATCTTGACCTAACACAAAATTATTACATCTGTGGTTATGCAATGGATGCACAACGCCGTTATGATAAGAATGGCTCTCGTGCATATTCTGATCGTTTGGGACGTCCTGATCAACCAGGTACTCCTGCAAATCAAACGATATTACTATCGTTTAATCCAAACACAATGAAGGCAGGTGCTCTACCTTCAGATGCAACTAACTTAGTTGCTGGTGCAATATATCAATTTCAGTTAATTTATGATCGTGGATATCCACACGGAAAGAATACTGTTAAGAGTATGTTGATCTCTTTTGATGGTGGTATCGCTCAAACATATGGTGATATGGTTAAGGAAATTAACAAACAAATTGCTATCCAAAGTGGTAATGGAACGTTTGTATCTCCAACAACACCAGGCGCTGGAATTTACTATTGGAATGGCACAGGATTATCTGTATGGAATGGCACAACTTTGGTTCCTGTTCAGGGAATTGTAAGTCAAACAACTCAACCAACAAACCCAACAATTGGAGAGTATTGGTTCAATCCGTTAACAAATACATTAACACAGTGGAATGGTACTGCATTTGTTGCAGTTCCTAATACAACAGTATCAACTACACAACCAGCACCACCTTCTATTGGAACATTTTGGTATAATCCAATTGCTGGCTCATTCTTACAATGGAATGGAACAACTTGGACAACAGTTCCAAATACTTTTGTTCAAACAACTCAACCAACAACTACCACAATTGGAGCGTTTTGGTATAATCCATCAACCGCTACTTTAACAGTTTGGAATGGAACTGCATTTGTTGCAGCCTCGAATACTGTTGTTACTTCAACAACAGCACCTACTGGTCCAACAACTGGATCTTATTGGTACAATCCATCTACAGGAATTTTATCTCAATGGAATGGAACATCATATACAACTGTTCCAAATACAACACCTGTTATTGTACAACCAACAGATCCTTCTCAAGTTCCTGTTGGCACATACTGGTATAATCCAACTACGAATGTTCTATCCCAATGGAATGGAACATCGTGGGTTCCTGTAAGTAATGTTATCTCGGATCCAACAGATCCTACTAATCCAGGACCAGGTACATACTGGTTTAATGGAACAAACACATATACACGTTGCGGTAATACCTGGTGCGAAGATACAACAATTACTTCTACGACTGATCCAGCTTGCCCTGCTACACCTACAAGTTGTGCATTTTGGTATGATACAGCAAACTCAACTCTCTACACATACTCCAATGGTCAGTGGGTTCAAACGTATGCTGTAACATGGCCTCAAGCACCAAATGCAATTGCTTCAGGTGCTTATTGGTTTGATTTAACTAATAGCGTCCTCTATGTTCGTGATACAAATTTAACAACGTGGGATGTTCAACCATTTATTAATTCAACAACTGATCCAGCACTTGTTTCAACAAATGCTGTGGCAGGCACGTTGTGGTATGATCCAACAACGGAAGTTCTTTCTGTTCGCAATAGCAACACAGCATGGACAACAGTTCCAGTTCTTGTATGGCCAACTGATCCAACAGATATTGCTTCATGCAGTCTATGGTTTAATGATACTGCATCTTCACCAGGTGTTTTAAATCAATGGGATGTTGTACATATGACTTGGGATCCAGTTTCACCATATTATGATCAGGCAACTGATCCATATGGAACACCAACAGTTGCAACTGGTACATTTTGGTACAATCCAACCACAATGACTCTTCAGATGTGGAATGGAAGCAATTGGGAAACAGTTTCACCAATCACTTCACCAACGGATCCATCAGAACCAACCAACGGAACTGTATGGCATAATACAACAACCGGACTTTGGTATATTTGGGGAACTCCAACTGCTGCTTCGTGGAATCAAATCTCACCTGTTTCTTCTAACACACCACCTAACCAATTACCAATTGGACAACTATGGTTCAATACTTCAAACAATACGTTAAATGTTTGGAATGGTTCCAGTTGGACAAATGTTCCATACACTTCAACTCCTCCTTCTTTGAAGAAAGGACAAAACTGGTATAACACAACAAACAGCAAACTCTATCAGTGGAATGGCACGCAGTGGATATGGATTAAACCAGTTGTTTATTGCAGATTTGATCAACAAGGTAATCTAGTATTTGAGACAACAGGACTTGGTAGTAATTATGTTGTAATGATTCCAATTCCAAATGGTATTGGATATATGGCAAGTGGATTGATTACCTATGGTACTGGTACTGCTGATTATGTTAATGATGGCTGCAGTCCAAATGAAGTATATCCATATGGAAGCATTGCTGGTAGTTCAAACTTGTTTGCAGTTCCGTATGCATATGGTGGCATTATTTCCGGACTTGATTACTTTGGTGATTTTAGTGGAAATCTTGGTAATGGTTATGATGATATTGATTGTTGGGTAGGATTCTCGGGTACTGGTGGAATAGCACCAATTCCATATCGTGCAATTCCAATTGCACCACAAGCATTCCTATGGTCAAACCTAAAACCAATTGCAAACGTTTTGATTCCATCAGGTGGTCAAGATGGCGTAAGTGGAACACCATCGTACGATGAGCTTGGTGTTGGTACAGATGGTTCACCAGATGAACGTCGCAACATTATGAAGATTATTCGTACACAACTTGGTTATCCAACCGTTACGGTTGAACTAACAGACGACCAATTAAATCGTTGCGTACAAAATGCGTTAGAAGAATTTCGTCAAAGAAGTTCTATGGCTGTTAAGCGTGCTTGCTTCTTCTTGGATATTCAGCCATATAATCAACATTATACGTTGTCTAACAAGGCAGTTGATTACAATAAGATTGTTTCTGTTACAGCTGGCTACCGCTTTACATCTGCATTCCTATCACAAGCAATGGGATCAGGTGTCTACGGACAGGTTGTTTTACAGCACTTATATAACATGGGTACGTTTGACCTATTAAGCTACCACATTGTTTCACAATATGTTGAACAGTTGGAAATATTGTTTGCAACTCGCTTAACATTTGTATGGGATGAGAGCAAGAGAAAAATCTCCTTCCACCAATCATTTACTCGCCCAGAACGTATTTTGCTTGACGTAACACTCGAAAAGACTGAACAAGAGATTTTCTTGGATAGATACGCAAAACGTTGGATTCAACAATTTGCTGTTGCAGAAGCAATGGATATTTTGGCACAGATTCGTGGTAAGTATGCAAACTTGCCAGGTGCAAGTGGAAGCGTAACATTAAATGCTCAAGACTTAAGAACACAAGCTAAAGATATTCGTGAACAATTAAGTGATGATCTTGATGAGTTGGTTGTACAGGATGTTGAAAGCTATGGAGCTTATGGTAGCTTCACTATCGGCTGATGTTTACATTTAATCTATCAAATGCTCCGTTCTATGTATTTGATGGTAGAACAGAGTGTTTTAAAAACAAACCAGAAGTTCTAACGCAAATACAGGAATTAATAAATGAAACTATTTAACATTAAACTTCTAGAAATGATTTGCCCAATTTGCGGATTACATGTCTGCAAGTGTGAGAGCGAAGAGGAAGAAGTTGAATACAAGGGAAAGAAAATTACAGTTGGTAAGCATAATGATACGACAGATCACCACTACGATCCAAACGAACTTGGTATGGGAATAGAAGACGAGATGGAACATACGGGAGATGAAAAGATTGCAAAGAGAATTGCAAAGGATCATTTAAGCGAAATTCCTGATTACTATTCACGTGTTCGTAAAATGAAAATGGCATCAAACATTCCTCTTTCGTTTAAGAAGTGGTCGGAGAGACAACATGGCAAGCAATAATCCAAATTGCCCAGATCCAAATGCATTAAATGGTTCAACAACTGGACCTGAATTTAATACACCAACCTCGACAGCAAATTCAACTGCTTCGTACGTTCAGTGGCGTCCAGGTCTTACGTTGGAATGCCCACCTACGACTACTGATTTAACTGCATATGCATTTCAACTTGTAAACAACAATGATGCCTGTGTACAGGATTCCCTATTAACTGAATCGTTGAATATTGGGGGTGCTGACGTTTACGTATACAAGCTCCTTGGTGTCCACGAACAATGTAAGTTGGTAGACGCAACTGGACATGGACAACCAATTTCCGGCGGTTCTGCACAGGGATATCCACCTTCAAATGCATTTGAGACATACGTATCAGAATGGCATTCGCTTCAGGTAGGAGCAGATGTCCTTGCATCATCATATCTAGGGTATGATTTTGGTGATATTAAGACAATTGACCAAACACGAAGAATGTATGGAATTGATACAGCGATCCATAAACACATTACCGCATTTGCAATTAAGCAATCAGCTAACCAAGTAAATCGTTGCACACAAGTTCGTTTGGAATATTCAAACGACAACTGTAAATGGTATGGAGCAGGACTTGCAACGCTACCAGATGATGATAACTTCAACACAATTTTAATGAAGAGATCTGCACCAGCAAGATTTTGGAGACTTCGTCCAACACAATTTAATGGTGGTACAGGAAGTGTTTGTGATCCAATAACTCCTTCAACAACTGGAACTGGTTCTTTAGGTACAGGGTATTGGAGTGTTCAAGCTCTACAATTATTTCATAACTACGAAGCGACAGACATTAGTAATATCCAAGATAAAATTCTTATGGAGAACAGAGATCGTCAATACGATACAGATCCATACTTAATGAAAGGCTATTATGATTTGTTAGAAGTGCAAACCGAACTTTCACGTTTTGGTATTGAACTACCATCACTAATTTACAATCTACAAATCAGTTTTACTTCGTGTGTTGCAATTTTAGGTCGTCCGCTTGTTATTGGTGATATTATTCGCTTACCAAGTGAAACACAATATTCAGCTCGTATGACTCCAGTTTACAAGTGGGTTGAAGTAACAGACGTAACGTGGAGTGCAAATGGATATACACCAACGTGGGTTCCTTTGCTACTTAAAGTAACTGCACAACCTGCATACGCATCAGAAGAAACACAAGATATTTTTGGTGATCTATCAGAGCAACCAGTTACACCAAATGGACTTGGTTTACAAACTCAAGGAAATGGTCGCAATCCAAACTTCCAAGACTTCTCCGATATTGCAACATTTATTAAAACAAATGCACTAGATAACGTACCAGAAAATGGTCGTGAAACCTCGGGATATATCCAGGAATTTTCTGAAGAGCAACTTGCTAACGCAAAGGCTCAAGGACTTGATCCAGAACTACTAAAGAGAATTCAGTTAAACAAAACAGCAACATATGGCGAAGATGCAATGCCACCTAACAATGCACCATTTACTGAAGGACCAATATTTCCAACGAATCCTAAAGATAAGGCTTATCACAGATTAATCTATGTTGGTGCGTCTGAAGGTATTCCTGCTCGTTTGTATAGATACTCTACAGCAAAGGCTCAATGGGTATTTTTGGAAACAGATTGGAGAGAACTATATAACCCACGTAAGCCAACATTGAAGGAATTTATCCACTCATCAGGAAAAGTTCCGGGAAATGCTATGTTAAAAGAACCAATAACACACTGTGATCCACAACCAGGAACAACATGACACTGCCTCCTCAAACTTCTCCAGATACAATTGTACATTGTGAAGAAGATGATTATTACTTCAACGAACAATTCAAAAGATATGCTATTCAATTTATGGCATTATTTTCAGAATTGAGAGTTAGAGTTGGAGTTAGTGCAGGTCTTCCACCTCGATTGATTCGTGTTCCTGTTATCTACGGAAGTAGAGACCGTGTTGTTGCTTGGATTAAGAGTGAACAAACACAAAACAAACCATTACGTTTACCAGCGATGAGCGTTTTTAGACGAAGTATTGCTCAAGCACCTGATAAGAAAAAAGGCATTGGTGGAACTCGTCGTCAAACTGTAGCACGTAATAATGGACAACCATTTCCAGAGAATGTTGGTGTCGTTCGTCAACTTATGCCTATTCCATATCGTGTTATATACGAGTTAAGTATATTTGCAAGCAACCAGCTTCAGTACGATCAAATTATGGAACAGATCTTAATTTTGTTTGATCCAAGTGTTCAGTTTCAAACAAGTGATGACCCTATGGATTGGGCACAAATTACAACTGCTGAACTTACAAGTATTCAAGACAACGTAAACTTTCCTGCTGGCGCTGATCGTCGCATCATTCAAGCGGTCCTTAATTTTGAAGTAATTGTATATCTCCAAGGACCTGCAAATTTCAGAGAGAACTACATTCAGAATATTAAGGTTCGCCTTTCTGTTGTTCCTACTGCAACTGATTTCAGTAACTCCGAAAGCATTATTCAGGCATTGGATTTGGAGAATGCTGAATATATTGACTTATTTACATTGAGCGATATAGACATCGATAAGCCGTAATTTAACGAAAAAATGATTTTAGAACCGCACCATTCTATAAATAATCACATACTACCCAAATGTAGGAAGTTGAATAAAAGGTGAGCGTTAAGGAGATTTTAATATGGCAACATTAGTTAGCCCAGGCGTTAGTGTAACAGTTACTGATCAGAGCTATTTTGTTCCTGCGTCAGCACCAACCGTTCCGCTAATTGTTCTTGCAACAAGAGAAAACAAATACACGGATAGTACAAATACTACTCTTGCTCCAGGTACTCAAGAGTATGGTGTCGTTCGTACAATTACATCTCTTTCACAAAGTCAATCAACCTACGGTATTCCATACTTCCAGACTACAAACGGTCAACCAAATCACGGTGATGCTCGCAACGAATACGGTCTTGCAGCTCTTAATATGGCTCTTGGTCAACTTAGCCAGGCTTATGTAATTCGTGCTAACGTAAATTTGGATGATAACTTTACGGATATTCAAACAGCATGGACAGGCGATATTGATGTTGCTGTATCAGTTGTTGAAAACTTGGTTAACCAGTGGATTGCTTCATACAACACAAACAACCAATTGTCTCCATCAACACCATCAACCGCAGCTGCATTTACAATTGCTTATTCTCCAGCTATCACATCTGCAACACCAATTTCAAAACCATCAGCTCAATATACTGCAACAGTAACGATTGATGGAAATGCAATTCCAGTTTCAATTGATTTGTCAACAACCACAACAGTTGGTGCATTTATTACTGCATTGAATACTGTACTTGGTGTTTATGGAACAGCATCAATTCTAAACGGCAACATTGTAATTACAAGTGCAACAGTAGGTACTGCTTCAACAGTTATTGCTGCTGATATAGGAACAACATACAGGTTGTTTGGTGATGTCGCAGCTGGAGTAACAATTCCAACTACAGCAGCAACTGGTACAAACGGTTATGCTGTAACAATTGACCACACAAGTCTTTATGCACTAATTCAACAGGCTGTAGCATTTATTTGGTTGGATTACTCCTTTGGTATTCCAACAACACCAACCACATTAAAGCAAGATTTCTTGAACGATCAAACAACCACACCATTGCCAGTTTATTCAAATGGTTTCACATCACCATCACCAACAACAGGAAACTTTATCGGTATCCTTGGTATGTTAAATCAGTGGTATGCAGATAATGAAGGGGGAACAGTTCCAGGTCAATTTACAGCAGCAGAAGCAGGCAACTTGCTAACACAGGCTGGTGATGAGTTTGAGTGGACAAATAACTTCTTGTTCAAGACTGCTCTTGGAACAGATGATGCTTCACGTCGTGCAGCAATTGTTCAAGCATTGAATGCAATTATTGTAAGCAATCAAGACATTCGTGCTGAAACGATTGAATACAACTTGATACTAACACCTGGATATCCAGAGTGTGTATCTAACATGCAAGCGTTGGTTGTTAATTATTTGAAATCTGAAGTTTTGGTAATTGGTGATACTCCAATGGGCGATGATCCAGATGATCTCGCAACATGGGCAGCAAGCTCAAGTCGTGTTATTGACGTAGCAGGAAACGTTTGCTATTACTACCCACACGTTCTAACAACAAACTTGGATGGTACAACAATTATGGTTCCATCAAGTGCACAAGCACTTACAACGATGGCATATAGTGATAATGTATCGTACGAATGGTTTGCACCAGCAGGTGTTAACCGTGGAAAGATTGTTGGTATTTCAGACATTGGCTATTACACAGGAACACCTGGTACGGCTACAACATTCGTAACGTTGCACCCAAATCAAGGTCAACGAGATGTTCTATACGCATATACAGCTTCAGGTGGTATGAACCCATTGGTATACTTCCCAGGCAACGGCTTCTTGGTTTGGGGACAAAAGACATCTACTGGTACAACAGCATCGGCTCTTGACCGTATTAATGTTTCGCGTCTTGTTAAGTATATTGCTCGTTCACTACGTAAGGCAGCACTTGCATTCGTATTTGAACCTAATGATACACTAACACAAAATAACTTGAAGACGATGGTTGATAGCTTCTTGGGAAACTTGGTTACGCAACGTGGTTTGTATGACTTCGCATCTGTTTGCGATAGTTCAAACAACACACCAGCGGTTGTCGACGCAAATGAGTTGATTATCGATGTTGCAATTAAGCCTGTCAAGGCAGCTGAATTCATTTACATCCCAATCACAATTGTTGCAACAGGCGCTTCATTGAATACGGCTGGTGCTTCACAATCGGTTGGTTAAGGTAAATACAAGTATTGAATAGGATGGTATAACATGGCAAATATTAATGATATCGGTATTCCTGGCGTAGGTACAGGTATTCTACAACCAAAACTAAAGAACCGTTGGAGAGCAACGTTTGCAGGTCTTGGTGGTCCAGGTACAAATTCTGATGCACAGCCATTAAGCATGCAGGTCATTACAATGGATCGTCCAACTCTTTCATTTGAAGAAGTTCCATTGAATCGTTATAACTCACGCGCATGGATTGCAGCAAAGCATTCATGGGAAGAAATGAAGTTGACAGTAGAAGACGATATCACCACAACTGCTTCACAAGTTTTAACAAACCAACTTCAAGCTCAACAGTATTTGATTGGTACACAAGGTCCATGGTTGGCAACTGCACCAGAAGGTTCTTTGTACAAGTTTGTAACATACTTGGATATGTTGGATGGTAATGAGCAGGTTCTTGAAACATGGACAATGGAAGGTTGCTGGTTGAAGAACGTAGCATATGATTCATTGGATTACTCTGCATCAGAAGCTGTTAAGATTAACATCAGCATGCGTTTTGATCACGCCTTCCAGACAATTGGTACCTACACAACAGGTCCAGGTTCAGCATTGGGCGGCGCCGGTCGTATTCCAACTGGTTCAGTGGATAACGGCGGATCGTAATAAGTTTGGAGATCTCTGTCGAGATATAAAGGCTGTCTTCGGACAGCCTTTTTTATCCCTTATTCTTTCCATAAATAGTTTTACCTATTTCAAGGAACTATGAATGGCAAGCGATCCACGTCTAAACCTGTTTAACTTTGCAGGAACAATTCTAAACCAAAATCCAGCCGTATTTGGTGTTCCACATGCTGTAGGTTGCCCAAGTGTTCTACAAAGACAACAAACAGCAATTCAATCAGCAAGTTTAGGACTTTCTTCCACGATTGGACTTGTAGGTAGTTTTGCTAATCTTGCAGCAGGAGTTGGTGGTGGTGCAGTTGGTGCTGGGTTATCAACACTTGCTGGAGTTTCCAATGCTGTTCGTATTGGTGGTATGTCTCAACTTCCACAATCTGCCATTGGTAATGGTCAATCGTACGTTTTAAATACACTTGGTATTAACTCCCAGCAATTGAATACTGCCGGACAATTCAATCCAAGCATTGCAAATAATGCATTGGGTGCTGCTTCACAAGTTTACAATAGTGTTAGTCAAGGTAAGTTTACACCAAACGATATCCCTGCTGTGTTTTCTGCATTCCAAAATGGTGCTGCATTAATATCATCATTGTTTACTGGACCATCAGCAGCATCTCCAAACAATTCACAATTTGGACAAACTTGCGGTGTTGGAAATTATGCAACTGACTTAATTAAGCTTGCACCAAAGTATAAATTTTTGTTTGTTGTTGATTTTGAATTTGATCCAGCCTTCAACAATATTCTAGGAAGATCAGGAGGAAGGATTGATCCAGCGTTTGTTATTAAGTCTACAACTCGTCCAGCTGTAGAGTTTGAATACCAAGAAGTTAATATGTATAACTTTAGAACAAAAGTTCCAGCTAGAACAACGTACGAACCAATTACAATGAAGTTTTTGGACGATGATAGAAATAATGCTGTTCAATTTTACAACGCATATTTGAAATTAATAAGCCCAATTGCTAATTTAAATCCTCACAGCGTTCAAATGGATCCATTGCAATTATATGACCTTGCAGGTGGTGGTATGGGATTTGAAGGTAGTTCTGCGCCTATCAATGCTTCGTGGAACTCTCCTACAACTGGCAAATTGTATTCAGCTTCTCTAGGAACATTTGGTACAAATAGCACAACAAACGTCCTTCGTCGTATTTCAATTTTTCACGTATACCGTCAAGGTACATTAATGAATCAGTACCATTTTTTCAATCCAAAAATTACAAAAATGGAATTGGATGAACTTGATATGGCTTCAAGTGAAGGAGCAGAAGTTTCACTTACATTTAGTTATGATAGTTTGTATGTAATACCTGGTTTTCAAATTTTTAATCCAAATGCTCCTTCTTCGTACAACTTACACGATATGACAAGCGATGGGTTGTTTCCACTTGGTGCAGATCCAACTACGAGCATTCAAAATTGGAATCAAAAAGATGGATTTGGATTGGCTTCTGCAAACACAACACTTAGTGCAGATAAAAGTGTATTACAAACTGAACTTAATACAAATACTGGTACTATATCAACTACAACAAGTATAAATGGTTCAAACCTAACAATACGAAACGATTCTATTAACCCAACACTTGGTAGTGGTGCAAGTTATGGTGTGCAAACAAATATTAGTGGACTTAACGATCCTCCATCGTTTGTTGATCAAAATGCAAGTAATATACCAACGTTGCCACCTTCTACAAATAGTACTACAGATCCTTCGTCTCTAACTACAAGCACAACTGCATCGATAGATCCAATTACAGGAACAACACCTACAAGTGCTAACACTGCAACAACTCTTTCAAATGTTTCAACCAATGCAGAGCAACAAAACACAGCTGTTCAATCACAACTATCAACCTCTACAGCTGCTGCTACAACACCTGAACAATTAGCTGCTGCTCAACAAACTGCAGCTAATGCAACAGCAAACATAAAGAATACAAGCAATATAACATCAGGATCAATAACAAATCCAACTCCTGGATCAAATCCATTGAATAGCACTGGTGGTACGTCTGGGAGCTCGTAATGGCTAAGGGTTTTAGTAAAGGATATTATAATCCTCGCCATCCCAAAAAGTACGTTCCTGGTAATACAGCAAAGCATAAGCAAGGAAAGGAAAAGGATAAGATTGTCTTTCGTTCATCTTGGGAACTTGACTTTATGAAGTTCTTAGATAATAACACAAGAGTACTTCGTTGGTCATCAGAACCATTTTCCATTCCCTACATTAAGCCTACAGACAAAAAAATTCATTCCTATTACCCCGATTTTTGGTTTGAATACGTAGACAAAAATGGGGAAATAATTCAAGAAGTGATTGAGATTAAACCTTCTACGCAAATGGTCCAACCAACGTTAGTTGGTAAGAGGCAGAAGCAACAACTTTATGAACAAATAACGTACGCAATTAACATTGCAAAGTGGAAGGCTGCCACAGAATTTTGTACTAAATACGGGATGAAGTTTAGACTTATTAACGAGAATACCCAATTCAAATGAGTAAAATTACACGCAAAGAAATTGAAGTCCCAGTAGAACATCCTCTCGAACAAATATTTGAGATTGAGGAAGGAACAACCATTATGCCTCAAGTTCAGCGTTCAACAGAACTTGTTGTTGCTGATACGTATGATGATAAGGACGTCGAAATTGAAGGTCAATTCCAAGAAGTCTATGATGCAGCTATGGGTGCTTTTGAAAGTCAGTTTCAAGAAACAGAACTAATTGAAGGTAAGTACAAGGCTCGTTCGGGTGAAGTTGCAGTTCAGTTCCTAAATGCAGCATTACAGGCAGCACAATCAAAGTCGCAATTAAAACAACACAAAGATAAGTTTGCTGTTGATATCTCAAAGAACACTGGTCCAAAAACAGTTAATAACAATCTAATTGTTGGTTCACAATCTGATATGCTTGAACAACTTGATCGTATAATGGGTACCAAAAATGCGCCTGTACGAGACTAACGACATATTTCCATTTTTAGCAGAAGGATGGGAAGAAGATGATCAGGAAAGAGTAGATACAGGTGCAGCAGCGCAAGAATTTATTACGCGCGACTTTCGTAAAAAGATTCCCTCCAAAGTAGAGTATGTTGCTCCTCGTGGTAGCCAAAAAACAGACATTATTATGATGTTAAAAACTGGTCAACCAATTCATATTGAATCAAAAGTGGCTGGTGCAAGAATTACTGCTTACGATAAATCAATTGGTCGAGGTGAAGAAGATCCATTACTTGATTGGATCACAAGATTGCTTCCTGATAACAAACACAAACTTTCGTTTACACAATACGTTGATGCTGTAAGACAAATGAATAAGAAGGTTGGTTTTCCTGGTGATCCAGGTGTTGCAAAGAGTGGTAAGCCACCAAAAGTTACGATTACAGATCCAAAAGTTTTAAGTCAGCTTCGTAGACAACTCAAAGATCGTTATCTTAAACGAGGAGATAATTATCTCGCACTCGTTACACCAGGGTCAAATAATGTAAGATACTTTTACATTGGTGGACCTATGCTTCGTCAACTTCATCCTGAAAAAATACCAGCAATTAATCGTGCTGTATTTGATACGTATGGTTATGATGCAAAAAGTGGTCTTCGTATGAGAGCTGCAATCAAAGTATTCCTTGACGTTTAACCCTTAATTTTTACTGCTAAATACATCATAACAATGGAGGATTGGCAGCCATACCCCGAAATAAAAACCCGAATATAAAAGGACCTAACGTCCAACACGAATACACTTACGAACAGTTAGCAGAACTTCGTAAATGTAAACTTGATCCTGTATACTTTATCGATAAGTACGTAAAGATTCAGCATCCTACACGTGGTATTGTTCCATTCCGTCTACGTCCATATCAAGAAAGAATGTTGCGTGGATACCAATCAAATCGTTTTACAGTGGTACTGTCGGCTCGTCAAACAGGGAAAGAACAACCACATTCTGCACAAATTTATACGCCTACTGGGTATACAACAATGGGAAAAGTTTTTATTGGAGATGAAATTTTAACTCCCGATGGAAAAAGTGCTAAAGTAATAGATAAATTTCCTCAAGGAATAAAAGATATTTATAAAATAACTTTTGATGATGGTTCATTTGCTGAAAGTGGGATAGATCATTTGTGGACGGTGGACATTCGCAATAAATGGGTTGATACAACCTATGGTGGAACATTGAAGGTTCAACGTCAAACCTTAACACTTCGTGAAATTATTGAATATCGTAATAATCAGTTACTTCGAAAAAACGCAAAAAACTACAACGTTCGTATTCCGTTGGTAACTCGGGTAAATTTTAATAAAAAGGACCTACCATTAGACCCTTACGTATTGGGGTTATTGCTTGGTGATGGAAGTATATCAAAAGGGATAACTTTTACATCTATGGACGAACAACTCGTTGAAGAGTTAAAAGAAAAATTATTACCACTCGATATTAATGTTATACCAGTACTTGGTGGCAATAATATTGATTATAGACTTTCAAAGAAAATCAATACAGGATCAAACAATAAATTGCTTAATATCCTTCGTTCACTTAAACTTCACGGAACAGTAAGTGATACCAAGTTTATTCCTGAAATCTATAAACACGCTTCGCACGAACAAAGACTTGCTTTGCTTCAAGGATTAATGGATACGGATGGAACTTGTAGTAAAAAATCACCAACCAACACTACAATTTCTTATTGTACAACAAGTCCCAAGTTACGAGATGATGTTCTCTATCTTGTTCGTAGTCTTGGTGGTAAGTGTTCATTCTATGAACATTTGCCACAAAACCCAAATCATAAAATATCTTTTGATGTATTTATTTCCTTACCAAATCCTAAGTCGTGCTTCCGTTTACAACGAAAAAAGGATTTATGTCACGATACGTGGGGTCGTAATAGTGAAACAGAACCAAAAAGAACCATTGTTAATATCCAACTTGTTCGGCAAGAAGAAGCATCGTGTATATTAATTGATCACCCTGATCATTTATACATTACTGATAATTTTACAGTAACTCACAATAGTGTAACTTCAGGTGCATATCTTCTTTGGTATGCAACATTTCATAAAGATAAGACAGTTCTTATTGCATCTAACAAGAATAGCAACGCTATGGAAATGATTCATCGTATCCGACTTGGATATGAAAACTTACCTATGTGGCTAAAGCCTGGTATTAAGGACGATGGATGGAATAAACACAGCGTTGGTTTCGATAATGGTACTCGTATCATTTCCGAAGCTACTTCTGAAAATTCTGGTAGAGGTTTGTCCATTTCGCTATTGTACTTGGACGAATTTGCGCACGTAGCAAAGAACATCCAGGAGGAATTCTGGACATCTATTGAACCTACATTGTCTACTGGTGGTGATTGTATTATGACATCTACACCAAACGGAGATATCGATATCTTTGCACAAATTTGGAGAGGTGCAGCTGTTAAGGCAAATGGTTTCTTTCCTATTGAAGTCAAGTGGGATGAGCCACCTGGTCGTGATGGTAGATTTAAAGAAGAGACAATTGGTCGTATTGGTGAACAAAAGTGGAAGCAAGAATACGAATGCGTTCATGGAACTACTTTAATTACTATAAGAGACACCGAAACCGGGGAAATCCAACGCCTAACTATAGAAGAGTTGTATAAACAGTTATGACATCATTACACAGAAAAACTTGGATAACACACAACGGACCTATTCCATTAGATGAGGAAGGTAGAACTATGGAAATCCACCATATTGATGGAAATCATAAAAATAATAACATAGACAACTTAAAGTTGGTTACTATAAAGCAACATTTTGATGAACATTTTACACGAGGTGATTGGGGTGCTTGTGTATTGATAGCAAAAAGAATGAATCTACCTACGGACTATGTATCAACAATTCAAAAAGGCAAAAAACGACCTGGTGTTGGTGGTGCAAAAAGGGGAAGAATACCTTGGAACAAGGGCGTTACGGGGTATCAACTAAAATGTAATCGTAAAGGAAAGCGACACAGTTCTACTTTAAAACTGCCGGACATTATTAATATCAGAACTTTATACCGGACAACCAACTATCATAAAGAATATTTTGAAGTTATAAATTCTAAGAAAGGTGGACCCAAACCTTCATATGAATGGTTTGCCTCTAAACAAATTAAAAGATCCAACTATCCAATTGTTTGCACAAACACAATTCATAACATCATTACACGGAAATCTTGGACAGATGTTTAAACAAAATACAAAATTTGAAATATTGACTCCTACAGGATTTCAACCATTTTCTGGTATAAAACAGTCATCGCATCCAATAAGTCTTCAAATCAATACTGATTCAGGAATCGTATTACAATGTACTACAAACCATCAAGTATTGACTACTGAAGGATTTATACTATGTAAAGATTTAACAGTTGGAATGACTATTGTTGAAAGTGACAAAGAAAGTGTTATTGTAGATTTAAAATTGATTGATAAAATAGATAATTTTTATGATGCTGTAGAAGTAGATGGTGGACACCAATATATTACAAATAATATTGTTTCGCATAACTGTGATTTTTTATCATCAGAAGCATTGTTGGTTAACTCTCTAAAGCTTGCAGAAGTTACACAACGTCTATCTCGTATTCAACCAATGTATGTAATTGATGAAGTTGTTTTCTGGTACGATATTAAGCCAGGTGGTACATATTTGGTTGGAGTTGATCCTGCTACAGGTACAGGAAAAGATTTCACAGTTATTACTGTTTATCATTTTCCATCTATGAGACAGGTTGCAGAATTTCGTTCAAATACAATGTCTCCAAACGACTCTTATAAAGTGCTTAAGAACATCCTTATCTTCCTCGAGAACAAAGGAACGATGGTTTACTTCTCTGTTGAAAACAATGGTGTTGGTGAAGGTATTATTTCATTGTTTGAAGCAGATGAAAATTCTCCTACAAATTCTGAATTTGTTTCTGAAGAAGGAAAGGGAAAGAGAGGATTCTTTACAACTGCACGTTCAAAGATGAAGGCTTGCGTTAACTTCAAGGAAATGTTTGAAAAGGATAACATTCACATCACATCTCCAATCCTATTGCAAGAACTTAAGACATTTGTACGTACAAAAGGTGCATATGACCATCTTCCTGGTAGCACTTCAGATTGTATTGCAGCTACGCTTACAGTTATTCGCTTAATTGAAGAAATTGCAACCTATGATCAAAATGCATTTGATAAACTCTATTCAACTACAGGATTTACCCAGTGGGAAAATGAGAACATCGAATACAACGAAAATAGCGATGAAGATGCCCCAATGCCATTCATTTAATGGTTGACTTTACCCTTAATTCAGTATACACTTTATTTCATAATGAAGTACACTGATCAACAACTAATTAACTATCTATTTGATCACGCTCCAAGTGTAGAAAATTTTAGCACTGAAGGTGCTAAAATGGTCAAGCAAGCAGCCGAGAGACTATCTCAACTTACTGGTTTACCATATCAGTATCCATATGGAACGGCAGCAGAGCACGTAAGAGGGAAAGACGAATGAATCTTCGAAGCAATTTCATAGCCTGGTTTAACAACGAGTTCCAAAAGGATCCATTGTGGACACCAATGGAAAATACTGTTGAGGCAAGCCCATGGCACCGTGAAAACTCTGTAGCTACACATACTCGAATGGTCGTCTCTGAATACATTTCGTGGGCTGATAAAGACTGGACAACAGAAACTCTGATCGGAGCTGTTGCATGTGCATTCCACGATACTGGAAAACCATCTGCGAAGGTTGAAAAGTATTCCGAGAAGCGTGGTAACTATAACTCATTTGGTGGGCATGAGATTATCTCCGCTCGTCTTTGGGAAGACTATGCTATCCACAATGTGGAGCGTATTTGGACGTTGTTTGAAACGCGCGATATTAAAATTATCTTCCTTGTTGGATTCGTAATTGAACACCATATGCCTTATGAAGTTGCTACCGATAAAATTCAAGACATTGCTACAACTGCAGCTGAATATTTTGACGAACCAATATTTCAAAATCACTTGACTGCGGATACGCACGGTCGTATTGCTGACGATCATAAAGAGAAGATCGCTAAAGTTGATCAATGGATTGAAGAGTTCGAGATGAAGATGCACGTTCCTGTTCATATGGATCCAATCATCCACAATCAAAAAACTTTGATTATGCCTATAGCACCATCTGGTGCTGGTAAGTCAACCTTGTTAAAGAAACTGTTGAAGGATCACCCAAATCTTCACCACTACTCTTGGGATGCTCTACGTCTTGAGTGGTATGATGCCGACTACAAGAAGGCATACCAAATGTCTGTGGACGATCCGCATTTCAATGCGCGATACATGAAGGAGTTCAAGACTCAGGTCCTGGCTGGGAAGACGATCTACATCGACAACACAAACCTGTCGCGTAAGCGCCGCCGTCCGTTCATCGATGATGCCCGAAAGCACGGATATAACGTAATAGGGTATGTCTTTCCAATTGAGTTGGAAACTGTAATTAAGCGTCAGAAGACTCGTGGTGATAAGGACGTTCCAAAGGATGCAGTTAAGAACCACTATATGACACTACAAGGTCCATTGCTTGGTGAGTTTGACTATATTGAGGTTGTCAATACATTGGTGCGATAAATATTGGTATGAATTCATTACCAAAATTTATCCGTGGAAAACGTATTGATGAACAGCTTCAAGAAGCTACTTTAGCTGCGCTTAATCAAAATACGCAAGGTTTCCAACCACCATCAGAACGTCGTCAGCACGTTGTTGCACCTATTCAAATTAAAAGTATGCAGCTTATTCCTATGCGTGGACAACGCGATAATGGACAACTTAAAGTTGAAGCAAAGGTACAAAGTGGACCAAATGCATACGATTCAACAATTATGTTTGATGGTGTAATATTTGAAGATCAGGATCGTCCTGACAACGTTTCATTTATGGGACCCGACAAACAAGAAGCACATATGGTACCAATTCAACTTGCAAAAAACAATGCAGAAGTTCGTTGCACGTGTTTGGACTTTTATTTCACGTTCTCAAAGTGGAATCAAAGCGATAATAGTCTCTATGGTGAACCACCAAAGCCATATACACCAAAGACACAACGTGCTCCACGTAATCCAACTCATAGACCTGGATTGTGCAAGCATTTATTGCGTGTTATGCAAGAACTTAAGAACGAAAGAGTTGTTCGTTAAAGATATCGTATATCCTTACGAAACTTAAATCGTTTAGTAAGGTTAATCTTTTAGCGAGAATCGCTTACTTGGCTTTGATATTTTTGTGTTAAATCCTAAATCTTCAAGAACTTTACGAGCAGCTTCATCCTTTGCAGACGTATCTGGTTTTGCTGGCTTTGGTTCAACATCAATTTTAGGAAGTAGAGATTCCTTTACAGGTTCTGTTCTCTTCGCTGGCTTTACTGTTTCAGTAAGCACCTTTGTCTTCTTTGTGGAAGCCTTATTTGCTTCCATCAATTCACGAGCAATTTGCTCAACTGGCTTCTCACGACTTTTTGTTGGTTGAGGCTTTGTTTTTGAAGTTTCAACTACCTTTGTTGGGTTTTCAAGTTTGGTATTTTTCATACCACTTGCATAAACTTCTGGTGAACCAACAATATTAACTGAACCTTTCAAAGGACGAAATTGAAAACCTTCTGCAACAACCTGTAGATGGAATGGATACATTGTACGTTCTAACATAGGAAGAGGTGGAACTGTTACGGACCACTTACCATCAGTATCCTTCTTACAAGGAAATGCTAACTCCATATCGGTAGAATGAATAACAAACTTTGCATCAAAATTCTCTTCGTTTAAACCCTTAACAGAGAGTTCAAATTTAAAAGTATTTTCTTTGAGATTGTTAATTGAAACGATTTCGTCAGCCATGGTTTATCCTTTTGAATACCTATTATTTATCGCGTTTGCGAACAAGGATGAAGTTTCTTGCTTCAACAATTACATTGGTAGTAATTTTCTTAAATCCTGAAACGGTAAACTTAATTCGTTCTTTCGTAGCATTTATAAGATTTGCAGCTTCAACAATTCGTTTTGCAGCTCTCTGATTAACAGGATATTGTCTTTCTAACTGCTTCTCTCCCCACACCAATTTGATCGTAACTATCTTACCCTTATTAAAGTATCGACCTTCTTGATCTCGAGGTACCAACCATGGTTCTTCTGTTGCAAGTCCTGTTGTAGGATCAATTTCTCTCCACGATGCTTGAAATTCACCTGGTTGATAAACACGACTACCCGCAGCAGCAACATAGTTAGAAGGTGTTGGTGGTGGGATAGTTTCGTTTATGTATAAGCGAAACCATGGAGTAATTCCTGCACCAAATGTTAGTGCGGTAAATCCTGGTTCTGTTACATCACCAAGAGTGAATAATCCTCTTGTTGTAATAAGAGTTGTAGTCAAATTCCCTAAACCAGCCACTTTATATTACCTCAAAGTTGTTAGATTTTTTTCGGTTTTGTTTCTTTGTTAGCAACTGAAGATTATCGTGAGTGTGTAATCCACTGACCAATTTTCCTTTTAGAGGGATAATATGATCAACTTGTATTATTTCTCCACGTTCCACTGTAGCTATTGCTGCTTGTTTATAAAACTCGTTAATTTTATCGTGATCAGCCCACGTAGGAGTACGTTGTAGTTTATCCGCGTTATACTTTGTGCAATAAGCAGCTCGTTTTCCAGGATTTGTATCAAACCAATTTTTATTTAATTCTGCTCTACGTTTGGAATGAGCATCTCGCCATTTTTTATACGTATCTTTATTTTTTGCGTACTCTACTGCTCGGGCTTTCTTTAATCGTTCTTTATTTTCTTTACGATATTTAGCACCCTGCAGATTACCATATTCCTTTCGATCAAACATCACGGACACACTGGTTGACCATCGTTAGCACTAACTGGTTTACGCTCTGCAACTTCTGTAATACTTGGAGCACCGGTTGTATCAAGCAACTGGAATACACGAAGTGGAGTTACGCAATCACTTTCGTATACTGTAAGTGTGTTTGCGTTTGGATCAATTTTTGTACGATTAGTATCGTATGCAAGAATTAACTGGCAAAGGTCAAGAACACTATTAGCATTTAAGAATAAATTATTTGCAATCGCTTGCGTATTTGCATTTGTTTGAGCAAGAATAGCACCAGTTGTACCTGTTGTAAGATAACTGGAACTTACAGCATTCCATACTTCGTTTGCAACGTTGGAACTAACATCTGAAGGGTCCAATTGACCTGATTGATATCTTTCACCTGCTGAAAGAGTTGGACCACCATCTGTTCTAAACAAATATGTATCTGTTGTGTTAAATCCAGCAGTGCTAGTGAACGTATACTTGTAAAATCCATCAACATCAGCTGCAGAATCTGTTACTTGTGTCATTAAGAAGCTACCAAGATACACATCAACCCCAGTTCCAGCATTAACCTGCCAAATATGTATTAGGGGATAACCACCAGAAATATTTGTAGCTGGTGCTCCATTGTCAGTGAAGAAGGAGGTAATGATAACTTCGTTCATGTTTTAGATTCCGTTAAAATGATGAATATAGGAAGTATTTATGGAATGTCTTTACCCGCCACTCGCATTCATACCTTATAAATAACTAAAACGGATAAGTAGGTCAGATCTGTGTCCCTAAAGTCCACATAGGATGTAATAATGCCAACAACGATTGTAAAAACATCACCTTCAGGAGGTGGACAACCCTCTAACTCGTATTTAACAGCACTATCAAATATTACTGGTACGGGCATTTACGTTGTTACAGGTCCTAATTCTGCAGTATTGCAAACGATTGTCGGAACAGCAAATCAGATTAATGTTGTAAATGGCAATGGTGTTGCTGGTTCTCCTACACTCTCTCTTGCTACAACAGGAGCAACTCCAGGCTCCTATACAAATGCAAATATTACTGTTGATGCCTATGGTCGTATAACAGCAGTAAGCAATGGTTCAACTTCTGGCGGTGTTTCACAAATTATTGCAGGAACAAATGTTACAATTTCACCTTCAGGTGGAACTGGTGTTGTAACGATTAATGCAACTGGTGGTGGAACAACATATCAACTATACGATGAAAATCCACTAATCCCTGCACCAAACACTGTAACAGGTCAAAATGCATTCGCAATTGGTGAAGATAATACTGCATCTGCACCAAACAGCTTTGCATTAGGTATTACAAGCACAGCAAGTGGTTCAAATTCAATTGCTTTAGGAAATAATGCACTTGCAACACATACAGGACAAGTTGCATTTGCTAATGGCAAATTTGTACTTCCTGGTGACGCACAAGGTAGCGAATATATCTTTCGTGGACAATCAGCAACACAATTTCCAATGGAAATATTTTTGGATGGTGTATCACAACGACTAACATTAACAAATAATTCAGCAATGACATTCACAGCAATGGCAATTGCACGTAGAACTGATGTGGTTGGGGATTATGGTGCTTTTCGTGTGACCGGATTAATAAAACAAGACGTTGGAACATCTACTTGCCAAATTATAGGTTTAACATCAACAGAAGTCATAACAAGAACACAAACAACTTTGGATTTAACAATATCAGCCGATACAACAAATGGCTCTTTAATGGTTAGCGTAACAGGTGCTGCAAATCAGGAATATAACTGGGTAGTTCGTGTATCAACCGTAGAAGAAATTGGTTAACCCCTATTCCTCATATAAATAGAACATAACCTAACTACCACCAGGATTTTTCGGAGAAAGGCACTATGAATTTCAACTATGACATTGGTAAAATTGATACAATTCTTACCTTGGATACTACAGAGACTCCAGCAAAGGGCGGAAACGTCAATTCTTTGATAATCGTCGGAACTGGTGCTTTAGGTCTTCCATATGGAACAACAGCACAAGAACCAACAGGTGCAAATGTACAAGCAGGTATGATTCGTTGGAATATAGATCAGCCTCAACTTGAATATTACAATGGTTCAGTATGGCGTTCGTTTACAGCAGGTACAGGTTCTGTAACCTCTGTTCAAGCAAGTGGTGGTACCACAGGATTAACTTTCTCTGGTGGTCCAATTACAACAACTGGCACATTGACACTTGCAGGTACTCTTTCACCAGCTAATGGCGGTACTGGCGTAAACAATGGTTCAAGTACACTTACACTTGGTGGTAATACCACATTCTCAGGTGCAGGTCCAACAACAATCACAACACCATCTGGTGGTTCAACAGTAACGTTACCAGCAACCGGTACATTACTTTCAACAACAAATGCAACTGGTAATTTTGTATCTTCATTCGTAACAACACTTTCAGGATTAACTCCATCAACAGCAGCAACTGGTGCAGTAACATTGGCAGGTACTCTTGGAGTAATATCTGGTGGTACTGGTACAGGTACAGCACCAACAAGCGGCCAAGTCCTTATTGGTAATTCCACAGGAACTTATACACCAGCAGCAATTACAGGTGTATCTCCTGGTATTAGTATTGCACTAGGTTCTGGTTCTGTTCAAATTACAAATACTGGTGTAACTTCATTAACTGGTACAGCAAATCAAATTGCAGTATCTGCATCAACAGGTGCAGTAACATTAAGCTTACCATCAAACGTAACCGTAAGCAGTTTAACAGATTCTGGATTGACAGCAAATTCATTTGTATATCCATCAACTGGTGGCTTACTAACATCAACAACCGCAGCAACAAATGGACAAATTTTAGTTGGTTCTACTGGTAATGCTCCAGTTGCAACAACTATTAATGCAACAGCACAAACAGGTATTTCTGTAACGAATGGTGCGGGTTCAATTTTAATTGCAAATACAGGTGTAACATCATTCAGTGCTGGTACAACTGGGCTTACTCCAAATACTGCAACAACAGGAGCTGTTGTTCTTGCTGGTTCGTTAAACCCAGCAAATGGTGGAACTGGTTTAACGTCTGCTCCAACAGCAGGCCAAATTGCAGTTGGTAATTCAAGTGGTGGATATACATTAACATCTATTACTGCAGGTAATTCTGGTATTTCAGTATCAAATACATCTGGAGCAATTTCAATTTCAAATACGGGTGTAACATCAGTAGCTGCTACAACAACTTCAACAGGTTTGTCAATCAGCGGTTCACCAATTACAACAACTGGTACATTAACATTTACATTAAGTTCTGCTCTTCAAGCATTAGCGACACTTGGTGCTGGTGCAACAACTGGTCTTGTAACACAATCCGGTGTCAATACATTTAGTGATGTTACAATCACAGGTACAGCAAATGATATTGTTGTAACAAACGGAAACGGCGTTGGTGGTAATCCAACAATTGATCTTGCAACAGTTTCACAAGGTGCTGGTACAAATTTTGTTAAAGTAACACTTGATACAAAAGGTCGCGTAACAGGTAACACAGCAGTTGCACAAAGCGACTTAACAACATTGCTAGGTACATATTATTTGCCAGAAGCTGGTGGTACAATGGCTGGCGCAATCAACATGGGTGCCAACCAAATTAACAATTTAGGAATGGCAGCAACTCCAGCATCAACAGATGCTGTTAACGTTGCATACTTGCAGGCACAGATCGCAGGTTTGTCTTGGAAGCAATCAGTAACTGCAGCAACAACAGCAAACATTACATTGTCTGGAACACAAACAATTGATGGTATTGCAGTAACATCTGGACAACGCGTTCTTGTTAAGAATCAGACAGACCAAACAACAAATGGTATCTATGTTGTGGCATCCGGTGCATGGACACGTTCAACAGACACAAACACTGGTTCAGAACTACAAGGTGCAGCGGTTTATGTTGATTCGGGTACAGTAAATGCAAATACAGGTTGGACACAAACAACAACAGGTACAATCACAATTGGTACATCACCAATTGTATGGTCACAGTTTTCTGGTAGTGGTGCATATTCAGCAGGTACTGGATTAACCCTTACTGGTAATACATTCTCTCTTACAGCGCCAGTTGCAGTTACAAATGGTGGTACAGGAACATTAACAACACCAACCGCAGGTCAAATTTTGGTTGGTACATCTGGTGGAGCATATGCTCTGTCAACAGTTTCATCTGGTACTGGTATTAGTGTTACAAGTCCTTCTGGTGGTCCAATCACAGTTAATAATACAGGCGTATTGTCTGTAGCTGGTACAACAAATCAAATTACAGCAACAACAACAGCTGGTGCGGTAACATTAAGTCTACCATCAACAGTTATCGTTTCTAAC